AGTAAAAGTTGGTGACAGACAAATGCTGAAGTAATCCAAGATTTACCAACGCCTCTGAAGGCTTCTATAACTAATCTACGTTCATTTGACTGTAGATAGTCTGCTATATCATATTGTATTGGAGTTGGGTTAGGTAAGTTTAGAAACTTCCAACATAAATACAAAAAATTCTTAAAATTTTTTAAGCGATTATCCATTTGTGTCAAAAGGTACTTTCTCAAGAATATTATCAGGCTTTGCACCTAACTTTTCAGAGCTGTATGTTTTACATACCTCTAAACAAACTTTCATTTCTGAAGCTGTTAATTCTTGACCTGATTTTAGTTTTTGGTATGCGTGTTTAACTAATAATTCGGGTAATTCTTCTATAATTTTTTCTATTTTAACGCCCTTGTCCTCTGTATTGTTTTTTGGTGACACTTTTGTTTGGACGTTTTGTGTGTTGCCACTTTCTTTTTTTAGGCTTATCCCTGACATAATTGTTTACTCCCCACTTTGGTGCTTTTGCCATTATTTTTTCTCTCGGTGTTTGTAGTATCTATGATACACTTCCTTTTTGTAAGCCCACATATTTATTCTTGTTGTAATTCGGTGTATAAATCTTATTATGGTCATAAACATAAGAAGACTCCTCTGTAAAGTTTGTTGCTTTGTCTAGGGTACAATAACCCACAAAGTAGAAAAAGAAAAATGCGTAAATTAAAGGTTTTAATTTTAGCATATATTAAGCATCTTGTTCAAATACTAACGGCTTCCCTTCCTCTACTGGTTTCATTTCTTTATTCCATTGTTCTTCCGATACACAGCTATAAAACATTCTAACTTGCATATGTTTGAACTCTTGAACACCTACAGTGTCCATATAAGTTTCAGCTATTTCTGCAATAGCATAATAGCCTTTTTTATAACATTGTTCTTCATTTGTAAACTCCCATTTTGCATTAGACATTGGGGGTAGACAACCTAAATTAGAACATATTGTAATTATGAGTAAAATCTTACTCATAACTATAATCACTATCTACTTTTTTCTTCTTCTTTTTTAAGAGTTTGAAGATTTGGTCGTGTTGTTTCATAATCTTCTTATCTTTTTTATTTGCTTGTTTTAATTCTGTTTTAATATCATTAACATCTTTTAATAAATTCTCTATATCAAGTTTCATACGCACTTGATTTTCAACTACTTCAGTTTTACTTTCTTCAGCATATTTTTCATAAAGGATATTAACTTTACTATCAATTTTACTGACATACCAAACTAATCCTATAGCTTGTAGTAGAACCGCAAAAATTAAAGCGGCGTTAAATTTCATTCCATTCATATTATTTAATTATTTTAAGTATTTTCTTTTGTCCCATATATATTTCAGTTTTAGCTTCAGTTTTAATACAACTGAAAATAACTGATTCAGGATTGACTTCTCTTTGAGCAATCCTCTTGCTTTTTAAACAGTCAGATAATGTTTCTTTATAAGTATGTTCTATAACTTGTCCATTAAGTGAAAGTAGTAAAGCAAAAACTGTTTCTATCATTAGTGAGTACCATTAGCCTTTCTTAAACCATCTTTTAATTTTTCTACATCTTTTAATAATTTATCTACCTGTTTAGATAAAAATTCTATATTTACTTTATTGTGCATACCACCCTCTAATTGTTTAGTGTGTTGGTCTAATAAACCTGCCATATGTTCAATAAGCATAAACTGCTCACTGTCGGCGGGTAATGAGCCAAGTTCACCTCGTGGCCATTTAATTCTAAAGTCCGTATTCTTTTCTATATCACTACTAATAAGTTTATAATTCGTTTCAATATTATTTAATCTTTCTTGTATTCCAAAAAAAGCCCAAACACCTACAACCACAGCCGCTACAATAGAAATTAGATTTCTAATAGGCATAGCCACGTCTGTTTTATCTGATATTTTCATATTATATAAGTAAAGTCTTGATAGTAAGAACTAATTGAGTAAATATTAATATACCCACTGTCCATAAAACTCTATTAATCCCACTTACTTTTTTTTCTAAATGTACTAAGTGATTATCTTTAATAGTGTCTACAGATTGTTGAATTAATTTAATATCGCCTCGTATTCTTTCAACTTCTAAATTTAGTTCATTAATATCTTTCATTATTTTTTTTCCATTGATTATAGCCTTTTACCCAATCTTGACGATGGAGTATGTCCCATTTTGTCCAAGCCCAACCATTAAGTTGTCCTGTCCAACCTTGAATCCATAGCAATATTGCCATTTTAATATTTTTAATCATCGTCATCATCTTCCTTTGGTCTAATTTTACCAAATGTTATTTTATAATTTAATTTTGTTTTTTCTTCCATTTTAGAACTAAAAGGATTAGTAGATATTCCAATAGTTTGTTTCATATTTTCACAACCAGTCAAAAGTACAAAAGCAACTATAAGAATAATTGCTATAGTGCTACCTAAGTATACGTTCCAAAAATTGAAAACTTTACTTAAACTTTTTACCCGATAATAAATTTGTGACAGAAATTCCATAGTTACCCCCTACTACTATAAAGATTAAATATAAATATACGTCAGGTATTTGTTTTAGTAAATCAAAATAATCTTTAGTTTTAGATAACATCGCAGGGTCTCCCCAAAATGTTCCGTATGCTAAAATTCCTAAAGGTGCTAAAATAAAAGAACCAAGAAGTAAATCAAGTATTAAAGAGCCATTTCTTTTAGCTCTTTCATTACCTGTTCTAATCTCTTCTAAGGCTACTCTATGTTTTTGGTCAGATATAGCTCTTCTACGATTCATATATCCGCCCACAAGTTTTCCACCTATATTTAAAAGTGTTCCTATTGGTAGCATTTTCTGTTGTTACTCCTTGTTTATTTATTATATTACGATTGTATCAGCTTCGTCTTCAGTTAATGCTTCTCCTGCAATTAACTTTGCTTTAGCACTAGCTTTAAGATTATCATTTGCAGTTTTAGCATCTAATATTGCTTGTTCTTTAACTGCATCATTAGCTTTATCTGTTTCTCTTTGTGCTAATTCTTCTGCTGTTTCTTCTCTTTGTATAGGTGCTTTTCCTAGTTCGTGTATTATTTTTATTCCCATATTATTTTTTATACCCCCAAAGTGTGTAATCAAGATAATTTACATTTGAACCATTAAGTGTGTACATTTGAAATCCATCAACTTTACCTGTGTTATAGAAATAGTATCCACCAAAATCGTTAAAACCATAATTTGTAGTTGAAGTATCTAAACCAAGAGTATTCATAAGCATTACTTTATGTCCTACTGTCTCTTCAAACCTTCCTACAAATTCCCACGTAGTAAGCCATCTTGCTGTTGATTTTTCTGAAAATGACCACCCTGCTGTTCGCATATGGTCTATACCATCTCCATCATTCCAATGAGTTAAAGTGCTGTCAACATTATTTAGTTGTCTATATGTACTCGTAGCCCATCTTCTGTAATCCGAAGCACCTGTGTAAGCAGTTGAACTATTTAAAAGTCTGCAACGCAGTTGTTCTTGGTCATCTAAATGATAATATGTCTGAAGTTTATATCCTCTATATGTTGCATCATCAAAAACTCCTTCAAGATTAATTGATGTACCTGTTGTTAATTCTGCACTTGCTAGTTTTACTACATCAGAAGAAACACTTTCCCAAGAAAGCACTCCACCACTTGTATTCTGTAATAATTTATTAGATGCAGGTTTTGCAAGTCTTTGTAAACCACTTCCATCTCTGAATAAGATGTCGCCCTGAGTAGTTAAAGTTGTTCCTACATCAGTTCCATCTGTTCCTTTAGCCGCTAACTTTGTCCAATAGGTAGCATTAGACGTTGCGTTACCAGTTGAAGCAAGTATACAAATGAAAGTTTCGTCTCCTGACGTTACAATGTCATCAACGACATAAGCAGTTCCACCTGCGTATGCTCCTCTGAATACTGGCTTTATTCTACCTAAATTTAATGTTGCCATTATTTTTTTCTCCTTATTTATTTATTATTGATTAGACTGTAGTTGTCAGATTGCCATTGGCATCTACTGAAAACGAAAGTCCTCTTTTTGCGACAAAACTCTCATCATATAAATCTGTTTGAGTTCCATCATTTGTTGCTACAGACAAATCGTCTGCACCATTTGTATAGTGAAGTACCAAGTCCTCTTTTTGAGTTCCTGTTCCATTCGTTTTTACAAATCCGTAAATATCTGAAGACCCTGCGTCTCCAAATGTTAATTCTGTTCCACCTGCATTAACTACAACCGCTTTCTCTGCGTTTGCACTTAAATTACTGACTATGTCAGCTAAATCTCTCGCTTTTGTCATATTTTACCTCGCTGTTGCAGGAATATTATTACTTCCTACTATTGATTGTCCAAATGCCATATATATGAAATCTGCACCATCTGTATTTCTTGATGCTAAAGTTGTTCTTATTTTAAATCCATTTGATAAAATGTCTGTATCGTATTGTGTATTACCTACTGTAGAAGATTCTGAACCACTATCATTTGCAAATAGAAAATTGTGTGCAACATTATCTACATCTCTTGCAGTATCACATATTTGCCAATAACCTGTACTGTCAGTTCTTTTAGTCATAACAAAAGTTGGTTTAAATCCTGTATAAACAAATGTTCCATCAGCATTTCCATTTCCAACATAAGAACCAAACTTGCTGTAACCACTTACATCTGAAAAGCAGTAAGCAATATAGTCTTGTGATGCTTGGTCATTTTCATTTAAACCACCTACACCAAATACAGAAGAAGTTGGTGTACTTCCCCAAGCACCTGAACTACTTTGTTCTGAATCTGTAGTATTTAATCTTAAATATTTATCTACTCCTAAACTATGGTGATAAACACCCCAATTATGAGTAGTAGTTATACATTTTGTTATAATCAGTTTAGGTACTGCACCAAGACCATGACCAATAGTTGTATTTGCGTTAGGGTCTCCTGAATATTTAACAATACTAAACCCTGCTGTACTATTTACACTAACAGTTGAGTTTATTGAACCATCTGTATTAGATGAACCTGCACCATTTGCTTTCCAGTTCCAAGATATATAATTTTTAGCATTTGTATTAACTTTATCGTGATTTCCAACTGTAAAACCATCACTTCCAAATGCAGTTAAAAATTCTGCATTTGTAGCTTCTGTGGCAGTTTCAGATGGTTTTATAGCTTTTGTAACACCTCTAGGTGCGTCAAATGCCATATGCTTTTCTGCTTCAGTTCTAGATTTTATCCAAACTAAATCAGGTTGAAATCCTACACCTGTGATAGCATTACCACCACTACCAATCGCTGTCCCATTCCCTGTGTAAGTTTTTGGTGAGAAAAAGTTTGTACTTTTATTTATTGTAGTATAAGCCATATTATGTATTTATCTCCTTATCCATAAGTATTAATATTTTTTGTGCAGATTGCTCTTGCGTTCCAAGTTGTGCTATCTATTGTTTGTGTTGGGTTATATTTAAATTTACCCAGTCCACCTGCATCTCTAAACCAATCTGAATTTTCTGACCCAGTTAATGATGTTGTACCAAAACTTCCATTACCAAAGTTTAATTTTGCAGAACTTGACCAAGCACTATGTCCATCTGTATAGATAGGAAAATAAAATCCTGTATCTGTACTTCCTACTGCTGTAATTGACATACTTACACCAGACCTTTCTAAAGTTCCATTTTTTGTAAAAAGCATTTTACTATTATCTAAATCAAAATAAATTCCTATGTAATCTCCATTAGTATAAGTGTTTAAATAATTAACATTTTCAGTTCCATTACCATTGGTTGCATTTGTGTTTGTCCACCAAGCACCATTATATCCTTTCCAAGAATATGAATATCTATTATGATAAATTTCCTGATTATTCCTTGCTGTTTCAGCAGGATTAGAAGTAATACCAAAAATACTTCTTAAATTATCATTACCTGAAGTAACAACTAATCCTTCATAATACCAAACTCCTTTTTTTAATCCAAATGTACCTGAACCACCAAAATCTGCCGAAGATGTACCTGTTACAACAGTATTATTACCATTTGAAAAAACTGGTGCTGTACCTGAAACAGTAGTGTTTAAAGGATTTAAAGTACAGAAAACATTACTTGGACAATCTTCTGTATTTGTAAGTGTACCACCACCAACTGTAAAGTTATTACCATTACCTGATTGGTCTGTAACTGAATTACCATCTTTAAGAATAAAGAAACCATTAGTTCCATAAGTTACTGAAGGAGAAGTTTTTATTTTCCATTCTCCTGTCGTTGTATCTGTTTCTCCGAAATCTGATGCTTGATAAGCTGTTCCATCTACAAAATTAACGTGAGACATTAAACCATTAAAATAATGTGAATAAGCAGGATTATTTCCTATTACCATAGCATAACCAGTATTATTAAAATAAGGGTCTGAGTTTTGGTCAGGATAATTTGTTGATTCAAATTCTGTTTCTTGTACTCCATTTATCCAAATTTTAACTCTGTTTGATGCTGTTGCTTGTGTAGTATCTACTGCTGTTACAATATGATACCACCCTGAATTATCCCTGAAAGCTCTTTTTGGTGTCACATCTTTACTTGTTCCACTAATTCTAGTGTCAACAGTCATTCTACTATTATCTCCACTACCCCAAAATTGTATTCTTGTAAAATTAGATGTATCTGCCGCCGCACCCATTAATACACCTTGTGTATCTGCACATACTTTTACCCAAGCAGAAAAAGTCCAAATTCTTCTATTTCCATTTGATGATGGTGTTCTTGTTAAATATGTATTAGCCATTAGTTAAATTGTCCCCCGCCTGTTGCTCCATAAGAGCTTGTTAATGTAAATTCTCTATCTGATGTTTGCGATTGTGCATCTGTTGCTCTAATCGTAAACGTATGCGTTCTCGCAGTTCCATTATTATTATCAAAGTTAGTTGTTGTTATTGCACCTGTAGAACTATTCAACGCACAGTTCGCTAAAGAAGCATTTGTTAATACTGATGTTGTTTCTGAATATGTAACTGTATCTCCTGTAGCCGCCACTGTTGCAACTGTTCCTGAAAATGCTCCTGCGGCACTTCCTAAAGAACCTGAAGAAGTTGTCCATACTGGTGCATCTGAAACTGTTAAGAAACTAGCCGCAGATATGCCTGAATTTCCATCAGGGTTTTCTACTCTTATTCTGTAAGTACCTGCATCTACAGCTAAAGCTAAATTAACTGTTAATTGCGTTGCACTATCTCTTGTAACTGTATTTACAGAATACCATATTCCTGTTGCTGTATTAATCACATCTACTCTTGGAATTGCTACAAAATCTGTTCCTGTAATTACAATATTTTGAGCATCATTAGTAATAACTGTTGGACTAACACTTGAAACAACTGGTTTAGTTTCAGAAGCATTAGTTAATCTTGCTGAAGCTATATCTCCGCTAGTGATTGCACTTGCAGGGAATTGATATTTTATATCTTTATAATTTGCCATATTATTTCTCTGTTAATAACCACCCTTGTGTTGAATTGTAGTAAACTAAACCAAAACCTGCTCGTTCAGTTCCTACATCTAAATTTGCTGAAGCACCTTGTATTTTGCTACTTCCATATAAAATTGTTAAATCATTTGTATCAAAAGTTCCTGATACATCAAGAAATCTTATTGTGTCACCTATTGTTCCTGAAGGTAACGTAACATCAATATCATTACTTGAAGTATCACAGAAATATGATTTACCTGCTTCGGCTGTAAAATCATTTGATTTACTTTCCCATACTCCCGCAACAGATTTTGGTAAACGAGCCGCATTAAGTGTTCCTGCATCTATGTTAGCCGCATTAACTGAAGCTACACTAAATGTTCCATAAGCAACTATATCTACAATATCACCATTAGCTAAATTAGAAGCAAAAACTACAGAAGTACCTGAAGTAATTGTAATATCTGCTCCTGATAATCTTACACCATTTAAATATACATCTGCAAAACCTGCATCATAAGCAAGTGTATTTCCATTTGCATCTGCACCTGTTACAGAATTAGGTGTACCTGAAATATTATAAGTATATCTTTGAGATGTACCATTTACTGTACTACCTGCCGCCGCCCAACCTGAGCTTTTGTAGACTTTTAATTCATTTGCCGTTGTATCAAAGTATAAATCTCCGACATCAAGTGAACTTGCGGGAGCTGAACTTGATACTCTATATCTATCACCAAAAGAGTTTACTCCTGCTAGATTTCCTGCAACAGTATTAACATTAGCAATATCATTACCAACATTATTAACATTAGTTATTGAACCGCCAACTAAATTAACATTGGCAATAGAACCACCAACTAAATCAACATTAGTAATTGCTCCTGCAACTGTATCAATTTCTGAAGTTGCTTCGTTTAAATCATCAGCTACAGTTTCTACTTCCGAAACTGCTTCAGCTAAATCATTTGCTACAGCTACTACTTTAGTAATATCAGAAGCTACAGTATTAACTGAACCAATATTATTAGCTACTGTTGTTACATTGGCACTTACTCCTGCAACTGTATTAATATTACTAGAGTTAGAATTAACTGAATTAATATTTGAAATATTAGCATTTACTGTAGTTAAAGCTGTTTTATTAGCATCAGATAACCAAGTAGTTTCTAAATAATTCTTTGTTGCCGCATCTTGAGCCGCAGTAGGGTCAGCTACATTTTTAACTCTTTTACTTTGTGCGTCCCATTGAAAATCTGTTGCGTCTAACTTAATTCTATCATTAGCATCATCTATGGCTTCTTGACCCATCATAAATGCTTGAGTAGAATCAGTATCTAAATCATTTTCTTTTAATACTGAACCATCAGCATAATCTATTAATCTTGTCCCTTGACTTGTTGTTCTTCTAATTTCAATAGAAGACAAATTCGCAGGTGGACTTGTGAAAGTAATTACTGTACCTGCTCCATTCCAAGTAAAAGCTGTTGTAGCGACACCATCAATGGTTACTGCTACATCTGCTTGAGCCCTATAACTAAATGGGACTGAATAAGCATCTGTACTACCATTACCTGTATATCGTACAAAACTATTTGCCATATTTTATTAAATTCCTTGTATTTATTCGTTTATCTCTTCTAAAAGGGGTACTTTATTAGTTTGGTATAATCATTCTAAGATTTTCAGGAATAGGTACAGCTCCTTCAGCTTCCTGAGATATGACATATTCTTTCAAATTATTGATAGTAGACACTCTACCCCCATATTCTACATACGCATTTTGAAATATATATTCTTTAGCGGCTGATTCATATTCTCTTATAATAGATAATAAATATGTATCACCTTCATATTTTCCTGATTTTCTTCTATTGAGAGAATAATAAGTATTATACATAGAATTAGGATTTTCTAATTCGTGTTGAAATCTCTCATTTAAAGTCATACCATCTAATAATGTGATATGAGCTTTTACTTCTTGTAGAGCTTCATATAATGTAGCTCCTTCATTAAATGTTAAAGTTTTTTCTTTCCCTGTGTGAGGATAATGAATATATAAACCTTTACTTGAATTATAATTTTCTTTAACATAATTTCCATTAACAGGAACTAACATAAGTTCCTTCATATTTAATCTTTTAGCAAAACCTGCATCAAAAGTAAATGCGGGTCTTTCCCAATTTAGTTTTGAATTTTGTAATATTGTTTTAGCTCTGAGAGATAATTCAATTTTCTCACCATTCTTATCCACCATATTAACACTCCAATGAACAGTTGTTGGAAATACATCTTGTAAATCACCTAATATTAATCCTTTAGATTTAGGATAGAAATTTCCTAAAGCATCTCTTTTTCTTGATAGAGAATTACCAAAGTTTTTAATAGGAGTGTTACCCCCCATCATTTCATTAGCCCATTGTAAAAATGCGTAAGGACTTGATTTTAAAAAATGGTCTTGCCATTTAATTAATTGAGCTTCTCCTTCAGCCATCACTTTATTACTCCATCTCCAAAATGTCGCTAATGGAATATGTTTAGAACCTGTTTTTCCTGACCATCTTTCAAAGAAATCTATAGAAGCATTAGCTTCTTCTTCTGTTGCATTTGTCTGCATAATGTGTCCCATCATTTCAAAAAAGTCTTGAGTCATTAATTGACTTGAAAAGACATTAGACCATATTGCAAAACTTGTACTAGATATATGAGTAAATAAATCAGTAAGCATAGATTGCTCTAAACTATGTGTTTTATCACTCCACATATCACCAAATTCTTCTACTTTTTCAGCTATAATAGATGTTACCATAAATGGAATTGTTAATGGAAACAATCTCATCATACTTACATATCTTTTATCTCCATTGTCATCAGTAAATACAAAAGCTAATCTTTTTTTATGGTCTTTTTCTCTGATACCTGTCATCATACCATTCATAGCCATATACGTTGCTACTCCATAAACAGTAGCACCTAATGCTTTTATACCACTTGCTTTACTTCTTACTATAGGGTCAGACGCAGTTGTCATCGCTCTAAATTCCATATTCAATTTATTTAAAACAGGAGTCATTTTCCAACCATCTTTAAATAAGTTTATTGGAGTTTTAAGAAAGTGTAAACCTGTTAATACTCTTAAAAGGGGAGCTTTATTAGCTGTTTTTAATAAAAAGTTTCCTAAGTTATGAGGACTTTGTTTTTGGTCAGGGAAAAATTGATTAGGGTCAAGAGCTTCATTTTTCATATTCTGTGTAAAGGTACTTATTCTAGCTACATAAGTTGGGTCATTAACTACAGACTTAGATAATTCATCTAAATCTTTACCTTCAACTTCATTAAAAGTTCTTGTTTGTCTAAAATTACCAAATTCATCTTCATATTGAAAATATAATTCTTTCCATTTTTGTTCAAATGAAGTTAATTCTACTTTTTCTTTTTCTAACTTTAAAAGTTTTTTATTTAATTTTGTAAGTAATTTTTCATTAACATTATCTTTAGCTCTTTCCCATCTTATGTTTTGTTTTAAATCTCTTATGTTTTCTTCGTGTCTAATAGCTTTTACTTTATTCCACTTAGTTCTTTTTTTCCACAATTCAGGATAAGAAGCTCTCATTCTTTGATTTACTACAGCTACTCTTGCCGCTCTTTGAAATACGTTTTTCATAAAAGCATCACCTGCTTGTAAAGCTCTTAAAGTAGTATAGACTAACCTAGATAAAGGAGTTCCTGTATGCCCTACTATATTTTTCCAAGCACTATCAGTTTCTTTCATTTGCTTTAACCAAGTTTCCATACTGTGCATTTTAGTACCATCTAATTTATGTTCTAAAATATCTCCAATATTCTGTTTACTTTTCCAAGCAAGTGCCGCTTTTTTAAAACCCATATTAAAAAATCTAAACTGAGCGGCTAACAAATCAGTTGCTAATTGTATTTGATTCCACCCTCTTTTAAACTCACCACCTTTTACACTTAAAATACCTGAAAAATATGTCTCAGCCCAATTCATTTGGTATCTAATCGCCGCAGATATAATGTTTACTTCGTGTGTTGTTAAATCTCCTAATAAATTAGCAGTAGCATATTCATTCCAAGCGTCAAAGAAACCTATATCTTTTTTCTTCATTTTTCTATTGACACCATTAATAAGTTTTCTCATAGCAAAATCATTAGAACCACCCGCTACTTCAGATAAAACTTTTAAAGCCTGTAACTGTTTATTAACTGGTAATTTTTCTATATTTGCAATAATAGCAGGTAAACCTTCATTAATAGCATTATCAGTATCAATTCTTAATTTATCTGCATCAGATAATTCATTGATTAATTTTTGTTGATTCAAAGCATCAGACACACCTTCTACATTTTTAATGTGTTGATTAACTAAAACCATTTTTTGTTTTACAGCATCTAATAATTTACTTCTAATAAGTTCTTTCTCTTTAACTGTAACAGCTTCATCAGCTAATACTCTTAATTGTCTAATTTTATGTGCCATAGCTAATATATTATGTCTTCCTGCAAATATAGTTTTTGCTAAATGAGGAGCAACTCTATTAGCTAATAATAATTCTTCTGTAAATTTCTTACTGTTTTTCCATAAATCTAAACCCTCTTCTTTTATAGTTTGTAAAAGACCTTTTCTTTCAGTTCTTCTAAGTTTACCATCTTTATCTAATTTTTGTACGATATTTTCTATTTCATTTCTTAAACCTTTATCATCAATTTTACTTAAATTAATAAAAGGAGTTCTTCTATCTAATTCATCAATTTTTTTATTAATTGTAGGAGTTTCATCAGGCTTTGGTTTAACCTTAATATCTTCTTTAGGCATTTCTAATTTTGTTTTTTTCTTTCTACTAACAGAAGTTAATTCAGAAACTTTAAACATTTTAGTTTTTTGAGCTCCATCTTTAGAAACAAATAAAACTTTAGCAACATCATCAACAATAGATATTACTGTTCCAAAATTACCTCTATCTGCCGCTTTTACTTTTGTGCCTATATCAATCGGTTCATATTCTACTACTTTACCTGTTTTACCTGAATATGATTTTTGCTTTTTACTAGCCGCATTACCAAAATCTCTAGCCGCATCACCTAAGAAACCATCACCTTTATCATAAAATTTTCCTGCAATTCCTTTAGTTCCCCAATAAGTCATACCTGCACCAACAGTTCCTTGAGCTACACCACTTCCTAATACTGCAATCATAGAACGGGTAACATTATAATCTGACATAAGATTAGCTTCAATTTCAGCTTTTTGACGAGCAATATCAGCTCCACCACCAATAACCATTCCTGCACCCATTTCTTTTAAACCTATACTTATAGCCGCTTTCTTTTGAGCTTCTTTAACAAATTGTGTTCTAGCAACTGTAGTAGCAGTTTTAGCGGCTGTTGAAGCCACCACTTTTCCTGCACCTAAAGTATATAAGTTTACAGGGTCTACAACAAGAGCAGGGACAAAATCTTTAGCCCATCTCCAAAAAGGGATTGCACCTCTTCCAAAATAAGGAAGGTCAGCATAAAGTTGAGTTATCTCAGCCCAATCACCTTTGTATAATTTATCTTTCATTAAAACATTTTGGACATCTTTTCCAATACCAACAGTATTCCACTCACTCCAAATTCTATCAGAATAAAATTTATGTATTAATTCTTGTTTAGACATTGTTGAAGCATCACCTTCAAATCTAGTCTGATTCGCTGTGTAAAATCTTCTAAGTGTTTCACTAAACTCATCAGACATTAATTTATCAAGAGCCATCTTTTTTCTTTCAGCTCTTTTCATCGCATCATATTTTCTTTTTTCTTCCTCAGCTCGTCTTATAGCAAAATCATAATTAAATGGGTCATCTATAGAAGTATCAAATGCAGTTGTATCTTGTGGTACAACAATACCTGTGACATTATAATTAGGTTCTTTTATTATCCCCATTATTGTAAATATCCTTCGCTAATTAATTCTCCAAAGTCTTCTGTGGATAAATTAAATGCTTGAGCTAAAGTAGTTATAATTTCAGGTTGATATTTTTCTAATTGAACTAACAATCCTTGAGTTGCATCTCTTCCTATAATTGAAGTTAAAGTATCTTTAAATATCTTCTTTCTAGCATCAATACTTTCCTGTTTTTCATCTACTTTAAAACTCCAAAAATCATCTTTTTGAATTTCAGGTAATATAACTCCTTCACCGACAAAACTATTAATTGTATCTGCCGCTTGTATAAGTGCTTCTGTATAATCTTTTCCGACTATACCTGCATCTTGTAATATCTTTTGAGCTATTCTTTCTGCTGATGCTCCTGTTTTATCAAGTTTTAAAAATGCTTGAAATCCTGAGCTACTTATTAATTTCTTAAATCTATCATCTTTTTGGATTAATTCCACAAGAGGTATTAAATCTCTATCTGCTGTTTCTATTAATTTTGCAAAACCTGTTTTACCTTCAGAGTCTTTTACGTTCCATTCTTTAATAGTAGCTTTAACAACTTCATCATAATATTCTGTTGGAACATCATCTAAATCAAAGTCATCATTTTCACTATCTAACATAATAATGTTTTTTAAAGTCTCTTTCCAATCCTTATTATCATATAATTTTATTTTATCATTATATGTTTTTTCTATAAATTCTTGTTTGGCTATTTCCCACTTATCGTGGTCAGCAGGTGTAGAGTTAGCATCAGGTCTTTTATTATTTTTTAACCACGCTATATATTCTCTTCTAACATCAAATTCTACTAAATCTGAAAGAATCTGTGCACCCTTACCTGAATCATATTTAGCCATTACTGGCATTTTCTTCTGTAAGACATCAGCAATAGAAGAAACCAAGTTATTTACTCTAGTATCATTATAAGGACTTTGCCAACCATTCATTTCATATCTTTCAGCTTCTTTAACTGATTTATATATAGATATTCTTGTCTCAGATGTAGCATTAGCATCATTTAATGCTTCTTTTAAATCTGCTTCTTTATAATTATATTCTCCATTGATTGCATTATTTGTAATATCTGCAATTTTACCTGAATCTTCTGATGCCATAGCGTTGTATTTTATAATAGTTTGTATGTCATCTTGTAAGTCAGGGTGTAGTGCAACTAAGGCATCTCTTTTCTTTTTAAATTCTTCAGAACCATTTTCTAATAAAAATAATTCAACTAAACCATCTCTTCGTTGTAGTACCCATTCTCTTTCTTCTTTTTGAACTCTTTGATTTTCTAAGGTTATCATTTTAGTTTCAATACTACCTACTAAATCAACAACTTCTTTTTTACCAATTTTAAATAATGAATCTAATGTATTTCCTTTTATATCCACTCTTTTATCATAGAGAATAGATTTAGCAATTTCTAATTCTTCTTGAGTCTCAGCATCACGCCATAATTTATAAGCATATTCATACATAGCATTATTAGCTGTTTCTTTACTTATAAATTGATTTTCTTTATATCCATCTACTTTAGGAAGGTTTGCAATATAAGAGTTCATAATAGCCCATAAATCTGAGCTCTTAACTTTCTTTTTTGCCGCATTTTCTGTAATAATATGTGCGTCTATAACTCCGTGTATACCTTCTACTTTTTTACTTTCTCTATATGCTCCTCTTAATTTAGCATCTTCTTGTAATTCTGTAGCTTTATATTTATTAAATATAGTAGCAAAGCCTGTAGTCCACGCTGAACTTTTATCTGTAAATTTAGGAAGATGTCCTTTCCAAAATGTTTCAATACTTATACCATCTTCTATGCTGTAATCTCCCGCCGCTTTAGCTTCATTAATCTTTTTAATAACTTCACCTGCTTCAAATGTTCCTGCATATCCATCAACAACTGCTTTAACATATTTACCTTCTAAATCAGGGTGTTTACCATCAAGTATTTCTTTAGATATTGCATCAGCAGTCATACCTGACGCATAAAGACCTTGTACTTTTATAGCGGCATCATCTTGTTTTTTATCTATATAAGTATCAACATAGTTCTTAAAAGCAGGATTAAAGTCTTCTTTAAGAGCTTTAACAATCTGAGTTAATTCTGTATTTGTGTTGCTTTTAGGAGCTCCTTTAAATCCTGAGCCCATATACTTATTAGTTACTTGTGATTTATATGCCATATTATGTATTCCATTTACCTTGTCGTTTTAAATCTTCAGTTCTATAGTTTACTCCTGCACTAGCAATTTGTAATGTTGTTCCTATTAGACTAGGTTGAGTAGGAGATTGAAGACTACTATATCCTTTAACCAAATTAGCATATGCTTCATTCTCTTGGTTTTGTAATGTAACCATATCTTTATTATATTGAAAACCAATGTAGTTATAATCTAAATCTGCCGCACCTGAAATATCTTGTACTACTCTAAATGGATTTCCAAATCCTGCATTAAGAGCCATAGCTATATTTTTATTTTTTTCTTGTTTAAGTTTAAATTCTTCTAATGATTTTTCTCTAAGAGCATTTCCACCTTCATTATCAATTTTCTGTAAATCATATAAGTAGGCTTCATTGTAATGACCCATAGCAACTTGATTATCGGCTCTTTTCATTTTAGCCGCATTTTTTTGGTCTTGATACTGCATCACAGTTGTACCTACTTGCAGTACAGCACTGGCAATCATCATTTGTGTAGCGGGGTCAGGTGAACACATTATTCTTTATTTATCTCCTTTATCATTAGTAAAAAGGGTAGTTTTCCTACCCCAAATTGTTTAATTTCTTCTTTAGGTTCAAAGCCTAGAAACTGTAGCCATTTTAATGACTTCCAATTTCTTCTATCAACCCAATTATATATATAAGTATATCCTTTACTCATTTTAGATACCCAGTAAGGACATTCCTTAATAAATTGTTTTGTATGTTTGAATAAGTCTTCACTTGATAATAACCAAGCTACACCATATTCAGGGTCTTTTGTTGGAGAAACCCCAAACATACCTATAACTCCTTCACTGGCTGTGCCAATGATTGTGTAATTTCTACTTCCATCATAAGTGAAAGGTATTACTAAAGACTCTAACGGAGTTTTTCCGTGAGAGGCTTTTATTTCTTCCCTATCTGCTATTCGCATTTTAGGTGCTAATTCTAATGCGTCAGCTAATACTGCGGGACGTACATAGTTTTCTTTTTCCATTAAATCCTTGTTGCTCTGTTATGATATAAACCTTCTACCTCAGCACTTGCTATATACATAGGTAAGTGTGAACTAGAGATAATGTCAAAAGTAAAATCGGTATTTCTACATTGTACTGGTACTTTAATAGTTCCTGAAGACAATGCGGCAGACCCAATGGTACTACCTGATGTCCCTAGAACATATCCGTTCATTACAGTTGTAGATTTACTTCTATTCTCAGGTGTTACTTCTGCTGTGAAGAAACCTGAATTTTCGTAAGTTAATGCTATATTTCTAACTTGGTAACGACCTGTAGTTACAGCTAAAAGTCCTCTACCAGTATTTTCTCTAACGTATTGTGTTGATAATGTATACTTAGATTCAAAAGGAATACCTATCCATAAGTTTGTATGATTTCCTTCTAACGTATAGTTAGAACCACTAACAAATGTTAAAGCATAATCTGCTCCATCAGTTTTATCTACAGCTATCAACCCTGTCTTAGCTCCATATGGAGAAGTTACAGTTGTTAAATCTGTTACACTAGAATATACACCTGTAACTGAAGTCATTTTATCAAGGTATATTCCGTGTCCTAATGTTGAATCTTTTAAATTTCTTAAATCTATTTTAAATAATTTTGTATCTTGTCCTTCGGCAGTAAATAAATAAATATTACTTTCTACAGACATACCACCAAGTATTTTAACTCCACTAAATTCCCATTTAGACCAAGCTGTTTGTACTTTCTCTCCACCATCAAAGAAATATTTATAAATATACATAGTATCAGCATTAGTTGCTGTTATATCTGAACCTGTAGTATAAGGGACAACCTGTGCATCTGCTGTGTCTGCACATAAAATTGCTAGACAATCCTCAACTGTATTACTTACAATTTGATAAGCATTAGAAGGTATTAGACTTTGTACTGAAACTGAAATATCTAAACCATCATTTGTTAATGTATCATCATCAGCATAATATTCTCTTATTGCAGTATTGTTTGTTCTAGCTTGAGCAAAGTAAGCAAACTTACCTGCCGCAATAGGTGTTACTGAATCATCGTGTTCAAAACTTGACACTTCATTTAAGATAGCAGTAGTTGGACTTATAGTATCTCCTGCGTGGTCAAGTTTATATTGAGCTGTATCAGAAAATAATAATAATGTTTCATTAAATCCTACTGAGTGTTTCAATGTATTAACTTGTGTTCCTGAAGCCGCTATATCAATAGGGTCAGTATCTAAAACTTGTGTAACTGTTGTAGCAAAGAAATTAAAGTAACTAGCATTTTCAGTTAAAATTAAATTCTCTCCTGATAACAGTCCTAATCTATTTTTATAATATGTTAAATTCTGTATTGTTTTACCTACAAATGAAGGATTAGGATTAGTGTCTGTAGCATCACCACAAACTCTATCTGTCCAATCTAATTTTTTAAATGTAAATGTACCATCATTATTATTAACTAAAGCGTGAGGCATTGTAGTATCATCTAAACCGACACTTGTTGCAGGTGCAATAGTTTCTGTCCACACACCTGTACCATCAAATTTAACATAGTAATCAGAAAGAGTATCTCCTTCATCACCTGTTACTTTAACAATAGTTCCTACTTTTCCATAGTAAGGTAATTTTGTAAAATCTTGTATTGTATCTTTAATTCCATACATCGCAGTATTACCTGAACCATCAGATGTACTTAATGTATAAGTCTTAGCTTGATTAATAATTTTTCCGTAAATAACAGAATCAAATTGTTCAAAATTAAAATAAGTATTTATATCTGAAAAGTTTGCTAAACCTGATGTTGCAGATAAAGTTGCTCCTGTATCTGTTCTTACTGTTTTAAAACCAATCCCATTGGCACTTGAATTATAATGAGCACTTGAAGTACCATACATTAATATATCTACTATCTTATTTGTATCTCTATATTTACTATCTGTAGAAGCATCATTTCCTGTAGGTATTTGAAATACAACTTCTATTTCATAAGCCCAATCTTCGTGTTTTAATGCTACTTTATATTCTCTACCATAATTAGTTGATTTACAGTAGACGTGAAATTCCTCTAATTTTGCCGCAGTTGTTGTACTGTCAGCCGCAGGTGTAATTGACCTATTAACTACAAAAGTATAATCCGCAATATTAACCATACGGAAATCACTTTTAGGATTTGTAGAATTAAGATAAGTATTTCCATTAGGATAACTTACAGTTTTTTCATTACCTGCTAAATCATAAACTTTAACTCCATTATCGTAGAACGCACATAAATATCTATTTGACGCATCTCTTTGTATACTCCATATCTTAGTAGTATTAGGAAATACATTTGTAGAATCTAGTGTAGCTACATATTCTAAAGGTGGTCTCTTTGATAACCCATCTACAATGTTGTTTTGACAATTAACTTGGTCTTGACCTTGATTAATTCCACGTTGTGAAGGGGTTTGTTGAGACATACCATTTAGAAAATTTGGTACGGATTGTGAAATCACTTGTCCCATTAATAAGTCCTTCTAGTAGTCCTGTTTATGATTGAATAAGTATTCGCATCACCTTCTAATATATTAGCGTCAGCACTTCTACTATCAGCTTGTCTAAAAGCGGCTAGTGCTTCTTGTTCATCATTTCCTGCCAACTCAGTGATACCTTTATCCCCAATATATCTTGAAGCAAAACGTCTAGCGGCTTTAGTTGCTATATATTGTCTTGCATATTCAGGGAGTTGTTCAAATTGTTGGACTAGAACTAAGTCACAAGTAGGTAGGGTTGTTGATGTTCCAAATACATCGGTATGATTAGCTATATCATATAGAAAACCATTACGAATAACTAAATTTCTATCTCGGTATTGTGCGGAAGCATCGGCTTGTACGCAGTTAGATGGTAAGGGTACTTTATTGTTTGTATCTTTTGCTAGTGTATAAGCATAATGGGTATTGAAATTCCACCCCATTGATTGAACTGACATAGAAGTTTCATCTAAAATGTTTTTAGCAACAGATACATCGGTAGTTACTGTACCTGTTATTGCGTTTACAGGAGCTTCTCCTATAACACTCAACATTTGATTAACTGCTTGTAATTCAGTCGTAGGTGTAATTTGTGTTGCCATTATATTATATTATTATTGCTATTAATAAAATTATTGCAAAAGCGATACTAACTTTTTTATGGTCACTCCAAAAGTGTTTCACTTCTAACATTACTTCATTTATTTTATTTATCATTATTGTTTATATCCTCTAATTAAATTAACTAGAGGGGATTGCTCCCCCCTAGACTTTGTTATTAAGATATTTTGATTGTCTTTTCTTTCTTATCTTCAGGTAAATTCTGAATCAAAGAAACATTTAGAACACCATCTTCTAACTTAACTTCACTTACTTCCGTAAATTCAGCTAGTTTAAATGATTGTTCAAAAGACCTTTCACCAATACCTTTGTAAAGATAATCTTTCTCTTTACTTTCTTTCTTTCCTTTTACTTTTAAGACATTTTCTTTAACAGAAATTGTAAGGTCATCTTTTGAAAACCCTGCAACAGCCATTGAAATGTTATATTCACCATCTTTTATTTTTTCAATATTGTATGGTGGATAACCAACTGTCTTAAAACTTCTAAGCTCATCAAATAGGTCATCAAAACCTACCGAAAAAGCTCGGAATGGTGTTAAGTCTAGTGTCATATTTCCCCCTTTCTTAGGCGAGTTAATCAAGATACCCACTAGGCATATCTTGAAGTTATTATAAGTAGAAAAGGGGGATTTCTCCCCCTAATCTATTGGTGTTGTAATAAAGAAACTATTACGCTTCTTTAATTCCTACAGCACTTTCAGGTCTTAGAACGCCGTGTCCCATAGCGTACTTAGCAACCATTAAAGTACCTTGACGTCTGATGTCATAATCTGACTCAACAGCCAAGTCCATAAGTTTAACAGTACCAACTGCTGAAGGGTGTGTAACAAGAGCTACAAATGTGCTCAAATTTACAGCTTGAGGTGTTGAACCACCTGCTGTAGCTGAACCTGCATCTACTCCTGAAGTTACATTTGACTCAACAAAATGAGGAACTGGAATTAAATCAATCCCTGCTACTCTTGCAACTTTACCTTCTGCGATTGAACCTTTACCACTGAAATCAGCATTGATTACGTTTGTAGCGTTTGCTAATTTGTAGTATTCTTCTAATCTAAGAAAGCATTTTCTGCCTTCGCTTGGAACATAATTTGCATCTAACTGTTTAGCCGCAGTAAAGATAGCACCTATCATCGCCGTAGCGGCAGTTGCATCTGTAGCTGAAGCTATATTAGCGTCAAATATGTTTGTTGTTACATCTCCACCTGTTACGTTAGGTGTAGTTTCTATAGCCGCTTGACCAATAGTTTGTAAAACGTGCTTATCTTTAACAAAAGCTAAAGCTCTGCCGATTTCGGCTGAGTATGCACTTCTTACGTCCCAGTGATTTTTGGCTTCCTCAATGTTTGATAAAAACACTGAAGATGTTAAAAGGTCATTAATTGTAATAACCTTTTCGTTGTGGTTAGCAGTTGAGCCTAAAATTTCTGCTCCTGCTGTATGATATGCCGCATCAATTCTGCCCATAACTGGGAAGGTTGCCGACTTACCACTAGAGATAGAACGAACCATCTCTGCTCCGCCTGTTTTTGAAGCTCTGTCAAAAGAAGTAAGAACTTCCCCCGCAAAAACTTTTAGAAACAATGCGTCTTCTGCTCCTGCTGAGTTTACTTGAGGTATACTCGCAGGTGTTGCATTTGCCATAATTATCTCCTTTGATTTATGGTTAGTTAATAAAAGCCTTGTATTTTCAGCTTCTTATACTAAATTGTCTTCCCGCAGGAAGGTCAAGTTAATCTACTTATTTACTTGGCAGTTGCCACGCATAAGCGTTGCACAACTATTTTTTCTTTTTCTTCTTAACTTTTTTCTTCTTTTTATCTTTTTTCTTTTTTTTCTTTTTCATATTATATCTTACTATTTGCTAGTTTATTTTTAACTTCAGCTTGATAAGCAGGGTCTTTAGCATATCTAGGGTCAGACATAGCTTGTGTTACCTGAGCCCAAGATGAAAAACCTTGTTCACCACTAGGAGATGCTTTACCTTCTACTAATTTAGGTTCACTTCCTGTAGCTTGTGCATATCTTGCTTTAAGACCTACTACAGCTAACTTAACAGCTTCTAAATCTTTACTGTTTACTGCTGTATTATAAGCCTGTTTTTCAGTTTCAGATAAATTATTACTAGCCCACTCAGACATACTATCATATGCCTCAGTACCGCCAACCATACTTTTAACTGATGCTGATTGTTGGTCAGCTATTGCTTGTTGTCCTGCAATAAATCTGTCCACATACTCTTTAGGTATTCCTGCTTTTTCTAATGATTTATAAGAACCATCAGCAAGTTTACCATCTTTAGCATATTCTTCTGCTAGAGAATCCATATTTAAACCTGCACTATCTACTGCTTTTGTAGCAATATCTAAATCAGATTTAGGTTGTTCTTCTTTTTTTATTTCAGCCTTTGAAACTGGGTCTACTGATTCCTTAGTAGGTTGAGATTGCTCACCAAGTTTTTTCTCTAACTCTGAATACGATTTGGCTAATTCTTCAACTGAGTTGAATTTTTCAGGCAAACCTTCAGGCTTACTTTGTGTAGGCTTATTCTCTTCCACTGGTTTATCAGCAGTAGTTTCAGGACTTTGTACTTCTACTTTATCTACCATTTATATTTTCCTTTTATTATTGTGGTTGTGGCTTAGTCATATTACTTGCCACAGGAGCTACAGCTTTCTCAGCCATCTGCATCATTTGTTGTTGTTGCATCTGCTGTTGCTGTGCTTCTTGTTCAGCCGCTAATTGTTCTTCACTTTTAATTAAACCTTCCATCTCTATTCCTAAACTTGTAGCGATACGTTTAATTAAATCAGATTCATTTAATGATTGAACTACTTGTGGATTAACCTGAGCTAGATTAACTATCTCAGCCACAAATTCTCTTAATTTCTGTAAATCATTTCCTCTACCTAATGCTTCAATACCTGTAATAATTGTAGGTTTAACTGAATTTTTAGGTAATGCAGGAATTTCTTTTGATTCTTGCATACGTTTCATTAGTATTTTAACTAATGGAAGTTGAAACTCTTGTGATAATAATGAGTATACTCCACCCATAGCTGTTTCTAATTGCTCAGCCATATATCTAATTTCTTGAGCTGTCACTCTTTCAGCATCTCTTTGAATTGCTGTATGTAATAAGAAAGCATAAGACATTCTTTCTTCTAATTTTGCTATACTTCTTTCTACTACTTGTAAATCATATTGTTTCTGTGCTTGTAATACAGATACATCTTCTTCTGAACCAGTTATAATATCACCATTTCTAGTTAAAGCTAAATCTCTTTTCTTAGTTACAGAATTAGGTCTTACCATAAATACTACTTTAGAAGAAGCCGCCGCACTTTCAACAAGTGCCTGAGACAATCCTTCTAATGATTTAAGGTCTCCTAAAAATTCTTCTACATAACCTCTTCCGTAATCTTCACCATCAATTCTAACCATTCTTAAAGCTGAGTAAGGAAGTTGGTCTTCAGGATATGTACCTATTGAATCAGGAAGTTTAATTCCATTTACTTCTTGACAGATATAAAATTTTCCATCTTCTAATTTATAAATATGTGTATACAATTCTACATCTTCATCTTTTTTATAATCAGCATCTTGAACTACTATGTTTCTAACTTCTGAATCTAAACTTAAAGGACTAATACTTTCTTTAATAACTATTTCTAATATGTTTCCTGACGCATCTCTATTACATACATAATGAGTAATAGGAAATACTCTCATCGTTCCTTTTTTAGGAAGATAAGTTAATACATTTCCTGATACTATTAAATGTTTAAGAGCTTCAAATACACTAACTCTTAAAGCTAACTCTTCAATCTTTTTAGAAACTTCTCTTTCAATTCTTGCTAAAGACTTTTCTATTTCTGAATTTAATTCTTTATTTTTATCAAGTTCTTCTTTTGTTTTTCCGCTAACTGCTAGTCTAAAAAATGGGGAATTTGGTGGGAGTAATAAAAGAAGTAACTTAGAGGCTAAGTTGTTTACACCTCTAGCTCCTACCGATTG